CCTAATGAAGATGGATAATATCCTAGATGTATATGTAGAGAATCTGCATCTGAACCATCTGTTAGAGTTTCTAACTCAGTTGCAGTTGCATTAGTCTTTCCAGTGAATGTAGTAAATTTAATAGTTCCACCAGATACACTAGTACCACTTATGGCTCCATCAGCAAAAATGTGTCCAGTCACATCTAAATCATCATCATGAGCATGAACCATCTTAAGTGTTCCTGCACCTGTTCCATCACTCATTCCTTCTGCCATACCATCGAAATGACTTGTGATTTCATCTCCTGATGCTACATTAAACCCGTAATTATTAGCAAAGTCTTCAATATGCATATCATTGGCTAAACAGTGAACTTCTCCATTATTACCTGCAGTATCCATATACACTGCATAACTAGTTCCATTTCCTGCTGAAGTTAAATGAAGATGATTATAATTAACGTGTTTATCTGTTCCTGCACCATGTAGATATAAAATACCACAAGTGCCATTATAAGAGGCACTCTTCATATCCATATCTACAGTATTATGGTCAAAATAAGATTCTACAGTGAATGTGGTTGCTTCATTTACTAATGCTGCTGTATCTCCAGCATCGCTAATTTCTATCTGAAACTCATTATCCCACATACTCCAAGTGGTAGTTCCTAAGAAATCAAATATCCAATGACTATTAGTTCCTGCAGCAGTTCCATCGAAATCATATTTTGACCAACATCTCCTCATACGGAATGTTGTTCCACTAAATCTTCCTAATGAACCAATATGACCATTTTCTGAATTTGAAAGGATTAGACGACAATTATCTACAGAATGTCTTCCACCAGATGCAGAAATTAGATGGGTATTATCAGTAGATGTATTGTAAGCTATAGTTAAATCTCTAATTGCTGATTTATTACCAGCATCTGAAGCGAAATAAAGTGTTCCACTTATTATTATGTCACTTCTTTTGCCTTCACCATCTAAAGATACCCAATCTTCCATCTTGATGTCTTCGGTATAGACTCCTGGATATATCATAATGCTATAAGGCTTAGAAGAACTATTATCTGTAATTGAATCTATTGCATCTTGAATTGAAGTAAAGTGAGCACCTGATTTAGCAACAGTTACTATATTTTCATAATCACCGGATGGAGCATAAAGACTAGTAGCATTTGAAGAAAATCCAGTTAGTGCTAATACTTGAGATGATACTCCTTTACCAAGGGAAGAGGGATAGAAAGCACCACTCCCATTATAATCAGAAGATAATAAGAATTTAGTTTGAATTGAACTGCTATCAGCAAAACGAGTTATAGCATTAGCACTTGTAATGTAAGAAGTAGAATCAAATGTATCTAGAACTCTATTAGCAGATAGATAGGCATTCCAATAATAAGAACCTGACTTCAATATATTTTGAGGAATATCAACTAATGAAAGTGTTCCAGCATTACCATCATGTTTAACAGTTACAGTAGAGTTAATACCTGATGCAGTAGCTATAGTTAAAGTAGTAGAAGTATCAGTACCTCCTCCACCACCACCTGAAACTGGTATCCAATTAGTACCATCCCATTCCATAGATGAGTTTAGGAAAGCATCAGAATCCCATCCACCTCCAGCACCATCATCAATATCATCAGCTTGACTTATAGAATACATAGATACTTGTGATGATGCATAAGCTTTAGAATATGATTCTGAAGATACTACATACCAATCATTAAGTGTTTTGACATTTCCAGATACACCCTTACCGAGAGAGGATGGATAGAAATTACCACTTATATTAGTAACAATATCATCTACATATGCTTTATTAGCAGCACCTGAGTTATAAGTGGGTTTAGTTAATCCAGATATAGTATTTGTAGTTTTAATAGTCAATTCATCACAAACTACAGTACCTCCAGATATATATTGACTTGATATATATGGGAATACCCCATAACTAGATGGATGGTATCTAGATATAGCATTAGTACTGGTTATATATAATTCTGAATCAAAAATATCATATCCTTCCAGAGTATCTAATCTACCATCAAATCCACTTGATATTGCAGTGATTTTAGTCCAATTCACATTTGAAGAATCAGTAAATCTTTCAATAGCATTAGCACTAGCAATTACATCTGTAATCTGTGGAACATTTAAATCACTTCTAACTTCAGAATAGCTTCTACCTTCAATAGTATCCGAATCTGTAAATTTAGCAAAGTCATCATCCACTGGAGTTCCACTTGTATCAACATATCCAGCAGATTCTAATGTATCTATTCTACCATCTAAAGAAGTAGATGCTGCAAAAAGAGATGTAACATCACCAGTTACATTGGATGATAATCCATAAAATTCATTAGCACCAGACCAAGCTACATCAGTACCTAATCCAGCATGAGTGTGTAGAGAAGTTGTACTTCCATCAGTAAGTTCTTCAAGTTCTGATGCAGTTATATCAGTTGTACCATCATTAGCAGTAATAAATGCATAGTCATGTGTTGTTCCTGAATGAAGAGTTTGTGATGAAATCTTCTCTAATCTAGAATTATTAAAATATTGAGAGTGGTCATCATCAGATAACCCAGCTATACTACCATGATCTATAGATGCTTCTGTAAAATGTATAGTAGAATCCCCTTTATGGGTAGAATAATTACTACTATCAGCAAATCTAGCTATTGAATTTGTAGATATTATATATAATGAAGGGTCAAATATCCCTGATGTACCAGATTGTTGATATAAATTTTTAGCATTGGAAGAAAAACCATAGAATTCACTAGCACCTGACCAAGCAACATCACTGACAGCTGCATGAGTATGAAGAGTGGTTTCAGATCCATCTGTCAATTCCTCTAATTCCGCAGCGGTAGCATCAGTTTTCCCAGTAAATTCTGTAAATTTAATAATATTACTGGATATAGATTGAGTAGAAATAGCTTGGGATGATAAATTACCTTTAATGTATACATCATCATCAAATATCGCATCTCCAGCATCTATCCATAAACCGTAATTATTTGTAGCACCACCAGCAAATCCATAAATAGCTATATTAGTATTATTAGCACCAATAGCTGTCCCATTAAATCCATAAAGTGTTGATAATCCTGTTTTGTTTGCATGCATCTTAAGAGCTTGTGTATATCCAAGCCCATCATCTGGAGTTAATTCTACGTTAACAAGTCCTCTTAAAGTTCCTATCATTGAATTATGCCCAAATGAAGCTCCAGATAACACATGTAATGCAGTAGATGGATACATAGTTCCTATACCTACCTTCTTACCAGCACCTGAATAATATATAGTATCACCTAACTTCTTCCAAATACCAGAAGGAGCATATCTACCTATTATGTTTGAACTTCCTGGAAATAGATGTTTAGCATTAGATGAGAAGTTAGTGAGTAATAGAACTTGAGATGATACCTGCTTCCCTAAAGATGAAGGATAGAAGTCATCTAAATAACTTTCTGTAACTCCAGTTGGTTGGTAATTCTCACTAATATGTGTAATAATTGCACTAGAAATATTATTTACTTCACTTTCACTATAATATAAACTATTTAATTGCCCACCATCTAATTCAGTCTCAGTATAATATCTAGAATCATGAATATGTAATGATGTTTCACCACCATCAGTCAAATCAGTCTTCTGAATAGTAGTTAGATGTATTCCAGTATTACTAGAATGTCCATAGCTATTGCTAGATATTTCTTGTGCATAATCTACAAAATCATCCCAGTCCTGAGATTTTATTAAATTTCCAGCAGACTTATCATCATAAAATGCCATCTATATCAAATCTTATTAATCTAATTAAATTTAACAGTAATTAAAAACATAGAACATAGAACCTAACCAGTAGTGCCCAAGCGTCTGTGATATTAAAAATGATATTAATGTGCATTGGGTCTTTACTAAATTAGATTCCATTAGCGTCTCCTAGGACGCTTGGTTTTAGCTTTAGATTCTCTTTCACGTTTCTTGTAATCTTCGTATTCTTTCTTTCTGCGATGAATATATGTCCTTTCTAAGAATGCCACTCCCAAGGGATCTTTGGTTCTTAATTCACCAAGTCCCTTAGGTGTAGTATTTAAGAGAGTACACATTTCATACTCGAGATATCCTAAGTTACTCTCCACGAAAGGATTGCAACTCACTCTCAGTTACTCCACCTATATTCTGTTGGCTCTCAGATACTAATTCATTAATAAAGTTCCAGAGAGCAGCGAATGAGACTTTCTCATCCCAAAATTTAGTGTCAAGATTTTTATCAACAGAGAGTGTAGCAGCAAGTTCGTTTAACCTAGAATATGTATTGCTAAGTTTCTCCAGGGATTGTGGGTCGCCAAGTCCTTCAAATTTAGCAGCTTCGACACCTAACTTAAGAATCTCTATAAATTCTTTCTTATTAGGTCGTCTAGCAAGAATAGTTCTTCTAGTTTGTGGTGAAGAATTGAAAGTAACATAGATATGGTCTTCCTGGTAATCTCTCTCTAGCTTATCACGAGTAGCTAGATGACCAGCGAATTCAACCTTATCTTTCTTAGCAGTAGTGTTTTTCATCTTCTCTTTGAACTTCTGCATTTGCGCTTTGGTTGCTGGACCTGTAGGATCTAGTTCAGCCATTTGTATCGCCTCCAAGCCAAGATTGGCTACATATACATTCTAACATTAACCTCTAATTTGGACACCACCACTTATGTTATTAGCTACGCTTGGATACACATAAGCCCTAACATCCTTAGGATTCTCAACCATAAAATCAAGACTTCCTTCAGTAATAGTGCTTGCATCACCTATCGACAAATCAAATCCTGTAATCATACAAGATGCGAAGAAGAAGTGTAGACTGTACTTACCACAACTACCGGATATCCAAGCTCTTGTTCCACTAATTACGTGGGTGAGCAAGTCTCCTGCTGCTGTAGCATCTAATTTACAAGCAGTCAAAGAACCCTCTATAGATAAAGCTCCTGCAACAAAATAGTTACCAGCCTCACCTACAAGTTCTTGTTCCACTGTGCCTCTATCTAGAGTTAGAGAGAAATCTGATAAACCAATTACATTATCGGTTCTAGCAGTACCACTTTTTCCTTTGATACGGATAGCAGCTTGCTCTCCTCTATAAGTTACTGGATTAGCTCCCATTCTATACCTCCTTAAGCATCAGTAATATGACCTGTTGAATTGTTGATAGTGATATTAAATGGATCCATAATTACGAAATCTACCGAAGCCTCTGTGATAGTATCTGCGTCACCCATAGTGACATCGTAGCCAGTTACCTGGGCAGATACGAAATACCAAGATAGATTCGAGCCTGTGGTGCCGGACACTTTCATATAGCAGCTATCTATAATACTAGATAATGCATCGAAATTACCAGATGCAGCAAATTTACAGTTAGTATAAGAACCCTCACAAGATAAAGCTCCGTATGCAAAGAAATTACCTGTTTCACCAATTAATTCTTGCTCAACGGTACCCCTATCAAATGATAATGAGAAATCTGACATTCCCCATAGACTATGTCCTCTAACATCTTTATCTGCAACTCTACTTCCTGAAGCAATTGCAATGATAGCGCTAAGTCCTCTTACAGTACCCATATATAGTGCCTCTATTAATCACTAATCAAACATAAATAATTTTACATAGACAGTAAAACAATAACATTAAACATCACTTAATCTTGGACTAATCGGTCCAGTATCCACGTTTGTGTTGTACGGTAGCATTCGTATGAGTCATCATAAGTGCTAGGATTACTCATTAATCTATAACCTTCATCTACTTTAGAGCCAGACATTACAGCAACAATAACTTTATCATCTAATAATTCTAAATCCTCTATACTATCATCATGGAATATATCAACTTGAATTAAGTCACTTTCCATCCTATCTCTAGAATCACCTGTAGTAGTTTGATACCCAAGTCTTCCGTATGAATCACCACCTATCCTATGAATAGTTATACAAGGAAATACATCTATATTACGTTTATATCCTACTCTTATATTAGCCACTGGTATAGCTGTACTTACGTGATAATCATTGATTAGAATACGTCTCATGGACGAATAAGAATGATACATTAGATACCTAATCCTATTCTAATACTATCACCAACAACTCTAGGTATATTGCGTTGATGTACAATCATAGCTGTTCTTAGATAAGCTTTTGGCATTTGTCCTGCTACAGCCCATTTAGATATCCATCTATTGCCTATTCTAAATGTTAATGGTACATTCCCTTTAGCAGCAACATCTGCTGATGTTAATTCACTTCTAGCTCCAGTACCGAATTCTACATAACAAGCATGGTCTGATGTATTCTTTAATACTGAAGTTATGATACCACCAGCTATCTCAGGTTCCTCTGTTTCCCAACTAGAATTAATCTTTCTATGTAAATAATTACCATAGCGTTGTCCATGACCTCTTGGATTAGCTCTAGTAGATGTTGAATCTAATATAGTAGATGCTTGCATCTTAATAAGTTTAAGAGAGTTATGTAATCCTATTCTAGCACCATCTCTAGCAGCAATTGGTATTTTATTGAATATCTCTCTAGCTCTCTTATCTCCAGTTAATTTCATTTCTATTATCATGTTGCTGCTAACTCCTTAACTAGACAAGTAATATGATGGTATGAACTATCCATATGTTCATCTACAATTAGATACGCTTTAGATGAATGTTGAATTCTCTTACCACCACTAACTGATGCTCCAGATGCAAAATGAACTGTATATCTAACATCTTGAAATTCACCAGGTAATTGTATTCTTTGGGATGCTACTATTGGAGTCCATCTACATGGGGTATCTGTAGATGAGTATGTCCAAGATTCTTTAGTTTCTCCCAATGAATTAGTAGTGGTAGTACGAATACCTAATTGGCATATATCTATTAATAAACTATCGTAGGTCATTCCTTGTTATGTATTTTATTATGACAATATTTACATATAGTGATTAGATTATCTGGGGAACTAGAGCCACCATGTGCTAGATACTTAATATGGTGACAAACTAAATCACTCTTACGTCCACATATTTGACATCTATAACCATCCCTATGGAATATGTAATGTCTTAATCGATTCCAATTAATTGGATATCTCTCATCTGGTCTTTCGTAATTAGTCATTAGTTAATCTAACTTGATATTTCTTATCAGATGATATATCTTTAAGAAGTTCAAGAGCCATTCGGTGCCATGTCATTATAACAGCAGTAGGACTAGATTGTATATCCATACCACGTGATATAGGACCAGCTATTTCATAAGCGTAGTCACCTAAAGTTTCGCTAGATAGAGTTCCATACTTTCTAGCTAAATCAGATCTACTTAGGATATTAGATAATACTAGTAAAACTACAGCATCTATTGCATCACCAGTAACAGCACCACCTTCCAACCATCGTCTCCTTACATATGTTTCTGTTAGACGTATCTTAGCTTCTATTTCAGCAGTAGATACATCATCATAATCCAATGGAGGTGTTGTAGAATTTCTTACTAACATTTCTGTTACTCCCATTACTTGTTTCCACCTGTCCTCTTATCAACTTCTCGTAAATCAACTTTCTTACGTCTTCGAATAGATTGGTCTTGTGGGTAAGGGAATTGCTTGATAGTGTATGTATCATCATCAGTCTTTCCTCCACCTAGACTAGGTTTATCATTTAAATCAACCTTCTCCAATCTATCATCATTGTATTTACTTCTATCCTTGAGAGCCTTTCTTCGTTTCTCCTCATAGTCTTCTGTACACCAATATTGGTCTCCCTTACCATGTAATGTCATTCTAACTCCTTTTGAATGATTCTAAAATTTCTCTACATATTTCTTTAATTTCTAACATAGATGAGTTGGTCTCATTAGGATCTATGACCCATCTGAGACCATCTGTACGTATAATAATTTTACGCCAGTTATTAGTATCGTCTTGTTCTTTAGTAACCAACTTACTTCACCTAAGATGTTGGACCTTTAACCATTGTACCACTTCTAACTGGTATATAACCATTACAGCTTCCTATCTTAACTCTAAGCCATCCAGTAGCTCCAGTCATATGAGCATTAGTATCAGCTGAACCTCCACTCCATAGTTGAGTTCCAACTAAACCAGATGCAGATACACCATCATTAGAGAATGTAAGATATTTACCAGCACTTAGAGTTGGATTACCACCTAAGGTGATATCTCCTGTTCCAAAAGTAAATGTATGAGATCCATCAATAGTCACATCACCATCTAAGGTGATACCAGAACTGCCTTCTAATTCACAAGTAGGTGCTGTCGCTTTGAACGTAGTGTCTGCAATAATATCTAATTGTCCGTCTGCGGATGAATAGATATACAGACCATCGTCCCTATAGTATTGTTTATTTGTAATGGTTAGTATTGGTAGTTTTGCGCCAGGCATATTTTAAACCTATATTAAACACATATTAAATAAATAAAATGGCTAGCCAAGAAGACTAGCCAACATTACTAGTATCCTTACTTAGCTAGAATTAATACTCCAGAGCCAGCTTGGATAGTTGCTACACCAAATCTCATTGTACAGGCAATTCCCATGATATCATGGATTGGGTCATCATACTCTTCGACTGTTAAGTCACGTCTCATAGCTAGATATGTATGAGCCTTAGAGTCTAGAATCATTGCTGAATAGTTGTTAGCTGCGTCTGTGCTTCCCCATACATGTGCTGTAGTACCTGTGGTAACAGTACAAACGTATGGTTTTAGTCCCATGAAGTTTGGTAACTTTCCTGAAGTTAAGGTATTCTTTTGCCCTGCATAAGATGCATATACAAGGTTTGAATCTTGTAATAGGTATCCTTCTGCAGCTGGATGCATTACTAATACATCTGGGATGTAGTTATTAGCTCCTACATCAGCTCTTGCCTTAGCTACATCAGTTACTTCGATGTGAGTTCCATTTGGGTCAACATCAGAAGTGCCAGCAGTTGTATCTGTGAGTATCTCAACTAGACAATCTCTATTCAATTTATTCTCCATTCGAGCACCTGCTTTTGATAACTCGAGCTGGACAATATCAAATAGACCATCCTCTATGAGTTCGTTTGTGATTACTGGTCTAGTACCAATCTTACTTATGGAAATGTCTTCCTTAGTATACACTTGCGTGTCAATTGGGACCTTTGCTCCTTCAGCTACATCAACAGCATATGTGCCTGTTTCACCTTTAACTACCCTAACTGAATAGGAGTCCGTTTTGATAATTGGGAGAATATCTCTAAAAACTTTCCAGGGCTCAGCACCCTCAGAAATAGTTTTATAGACTTCTTCCTGTAACAGATTAGACTGTTGCACACCTGCTGATTGTAACAATGCCTTATAGCGTGGTTCACCAAGAACATGTTTAGTAGATGGTGCTTCTATAAGACGTTTCTGCTCTGAATTGCCTTTTGCAAATCCAATTTGTAATAGCTTTGTGAGAGGGGTACTTCTTGTAGAAGTTCCTATCTCTACGCCTTGGATTGTGTCTAACATAACTGTGTCCTTATATATTTACATAGAAAGTTGAAATACAACTTTACATAGAGATAAAACATAATAAACATATTAACATTATGCGTATGTAACGTTTCCTATTATCAGTACTTCACCATCACCAGAAGAAGTTACTCCTTTAGTAACAACTGCACATTTTGGTTTTGCAACCAAATTATGTAGCATGCCACCTAAGTATAGTCCTACTAAAGTACCAGCACTTTGTGAGCCTGATAGTTTACAAGCTACTAAGTTACCTGGTCCATAGATAGCTACTGGATCCCCACTAGCTACTGTGTAAGCTGCTACTCCAACTAAAATATTGGAAGAAGTTGGTGGTACACCAACATAAACTTGTTCTCCAGATGGAGACCAGTCTATAGCAGTTACTCCTTGACCTTTAGTAATAGCACCTGATGCCCAAAAGTTGTATGCTTGTGTTCCTGGCTGGAGAGGTATGTCGCCACTAACAGCTGTAAATGCCATACTATATCACTCTCCAGAGTTTATACTACTAGCAACTTAATAACGTGGTTAGTTCCTGCAGTAGAGCCTGATACGTCAGATGGAGTGTTGTCAATTAGATATCCAGCTACTTTACTAGCAACACCTGCTGTTGCGTCTAGAATACCATATGTATCTCCATATAATGCTGTACCTACGGTACTAGCATGATCATCCATACAAGTTACAACGATATTACCTGGACCAGCAATAGCTACTTGTTCGCCATTGGAAGCATCATAACATGCAAATCCAATAGCATCAGACTCACCAGTTGATGCTGTAGTTACTGTTACCTTGTTATCAGCTGAAGCATAGACAGGTTGACCTTTCTTGATAGCGCCACTTGCTGTAAAATTATAAGCAAATACACCATCTTGTTGTATGATATCGTTTGTAGCGATATCAGTAGTTGACCAAGCCATTATTCACCTCAATTAGTCACTTATTTAATACAGTGAACTTACATCAATAGTCAGGATCCCTATAGTAGACACCGTCTTCTATACTATCCTTTACCAACTTAATCCCCGTATACATTTCTTCGTCCTTTGGTTCTTCTGTAGTAGTTTGTGGTTTTGCTTCGGCTTCCTCTAGCATTTTGATTCTGTCAGTTAGTGCTGATATCTCTTTGTCTTTAGATTTAACGATAGTCTCTATCTCTCCTACCTTCTTAAAACTATCCATAGACTTAATAATAGTATCTACAGATTTCTTTAAGTCATCAAAGTCTTTCTTAGATGGGTAGGGATACTTAGATGGTTCTTCTTCCTCTTCCTCGTCTTGCTTCTTTTCTTCCACAGGTTGTTCTTCTACTGGGGGTTCTTCTTCAGTCTTTTCTTCTTCTTCCTCAGGCATTTCCTCTTCAGGAATTTCTTCCTCAGGAGGCTCTTCCTCAGGTTCTTTGTTTTGCATATCTTCTATGATACCTCGTAAAGCCACAACTTCCCTAGCTAATTCCTCTATAGTTTGTTCTAGAGTATGCTCTGGTTCTGCTTCCGGCTCTGGTGCAATCTCATCTTCTTTAGTAACCTCTTCCTCTGTTGGGGTTTCTTCGGGTTCGGTCTTCTCTTCTGTTTCGACTGTATCTTCAGTCTTCTTTTTCATAGTAAGTTCCCCTTTATTAATAACATTCATCTCATCTAGAGGAGCGGGTTTTCCTTCTCCCTTAGATAGAATGACAAACCCTGATTTAGTATTCACAGGTTTGTCACATACAGATACTTCAAATATATTGAGTTTATCAATAATTTTGACACATTTAGAATCATCACATTCATCATGAGCACGTACAATCTCACCAGCAATAGAGAAACCATTTAGTTTTCCATCAACGATGAGTTTCCATACTTGGTTAGACGTATCTAAATCACTACGTATCTTTGCTACAATGAAAAGACCCTTGTCGTCAACATGAGTTTTTACATCACCGTACTCAGATATAATCTTACCAACTTGTATGTTCTGATGTACTAGCATTAGATTAGAATACTCTGAATTCTCTAGAAGGGATTGAATACCTTCTTCTAGAGCAGTCTTTGGTATTACTTGGTTTTCTTTGTCAATCTCAATTACACTTGCATATCCAGCTATCACTCTATCATGGTCTTCAGCTTTACTTAATTGATGAAAACCACCTCTAAGATGAACTGGTAATGAAGACATTTGTATAGCATCCATTTGATTCATGGGTTTTAAAACTAATTCATAAATAGGTACATATGATGTATAGCTACCAGCATTGTTATAATGTATATGAACATATTTTCTAATATCATCATAAGCACAACCTAGAATATCAGTGAAATGTCTGTAAATTCTAAAGTTGATAGCTTCTTTAACTTTCTCACTTAAATCTTCTCCCCTAATAACTATATCTACATCATTATCGCTACTTCCTTGTGTAGCTACAGAACCTACTATCATAGCCATAGGTTTACGTAGTGCTATTGGTTTTAAAGATTTGAGTAATTCATCCTTACATATAAACATATCTCCTTTACCTCTTCCACTATTACCACACTCAGCATATTGTTCTGATTCTGCTTGTTCAGTTAATTGTTTTAGATTCATAATACACTACTTATTATAATGGATACTATTAATCCACATATTAATCCAATGGAACCACCTAAACCAGCAGCTTTAATCTGCACACCAACCATTCTCTTCTTAATGTCTTTGACATCAGTCTTGATTTCATCTATATCTTTATTGAGGTCTTCTAGTG